CTGCGAGGTCAGCATCGGTGATCTCCTCGGTCTTGATTTGGGCGCCGATCTCCGTGATGCGGGACTGGCTCAACCGACGAAACTCCCCGTCGAAGGTCTGCCGTTGCATACGGCCACCGTCGACGGGAATATCAAATGCGATCGGCCACGAGTAGGTGTCCGACTGCTTAAGAACAAAAGCCAAGGTCAGCTGAAGGCGAGACTGAACTCATCATTGCCCGAACTGGTCGGAACCGCAATAAACGGCATATTCAGCATCTGCACGCCATCCTGATCCGAATAGGTCAGGTTGCCCAGGTCAGACTGAGCAGTGGTCACCGTGGCGATGTTGCCGCCGGTGGTGCCGTGCTGGAAGGTGATGCTGCCGGTACTGCTGCCGGTGGCGATCGTGAAGAAGTCCTTGGCCGTGATGGTCGGAGCTTCGATCACGATGGTGCCGCTGGGCGCCCGGTTGGTGATCATGATCTCCTTCGCGCAGCCGACCAGCTCGCGATAGATCACGTCATTGGCCATGCTGAAGTTGTAGCTCTGCAGGCAGCCGCTGTAGGAGAAGGCGCTGAAGTTGGTGGTGTTGCCCTGCTTGAAGATCAGCGGGGTGGCCTGGTTGGCGTAGGTCGGGGTGGGCAGCGTTTCATCGGTCGGGGCGTTGTAGATGCCCGTCATGGTGAAGCTGATCACGGGGATCTGACCCACTTCGCCGTTGATCTCGAAACTTCCGCGGCAGCCAGTCAGCTTGTGGCGGATGCCATCCTCGTGGTAGTGGATGGTGCAGCTCTCGAAGCCAGTGCTCTCGGGCGCGTAGGTGGCGCTGGTGCTGGTCACCAGCGTCTCAGACAGGCCGCAGCTACGCAGCACCGGACCATAGGCCGGCGCGGTGCCAGCGGTGCCAGAACCAGCCAGCTCAACCTCGAAGGTCACCTCGACGCGAGTCTGAGCCAGCAGTTGATCGGCTTGCCCCATGTAAGGGCGCACCAGATCGCGGTTTACGGTCTCAGCGACCAGCGGCTGAATCTCGAGGTTGCGCACCAAGATGGCATTGCTCGAGCCGGTCGGGCTGGAGTCAGTGGCGTAGGTGGTTTCAATCTTCGCCAGGATCAGACGCCGGCGTGTCAGAACTGAGGCCATTGGTGGCTACCTCGGGTTGGGGGTGGGGAGCCGGCTGGGTCCGCTCGACGAGCTTTCGCTTGCCGGTTTTCTTGTCGACCAGATAGCTGCCGCCCTGGCCTTTGTATTCGTCCATCATCGTAGCTACTACGGACTCTGTGCCAAATTAGCGACACGGGTCCGATACTTCACCACGAAGTCGCAGGAGATCACACCAGATGGCTGATCTGCCTCCTGCATATCGAAGCTAACTCCAGTCGGCTGCACGTCGTAGGCATGGCCTCCGACCGTCAAATCCGCCATCACCTTCGCGTGCAAACTCTCCACGATCGGATCAGCCACTTGGTCTGGGATGTTGCCACGCACAATCACCGCGATCCGCACGGTGAGCGTCCAGTCCAGAGTCGGTGTGCTGGTCAACTGCACGCACACATCATTGATCGGCTCGACCACGATTGCCGGCAACTCGCCTCTAGCTAGCGGTTCCACCCTGCTGCGGTAGATCCTGGTGCTCACACCAGTGGTGTTCGTGAGCGCCGTGCGGATACCGGCCAGAATCGACTCGCGCTTCGTTGTCATGCCGATGCCACCTGCACCACTGTGCAAATGATGCCCGGAATCCCCGGATGCGCGAACGGACTGGTCGCCGCAGCCTCAGCATGGATGTATGCAGCAGCGTTGCTAGTCGCCCAGATCAGCTCGATGTAATCCGCCGCCGCCAGCTTGAGCACAAAGTTAACCGTCCCGATCACGTTGCCGTCGATGCCGCCATGCCTGGAGATGATGCTGAACTTGCTATCGCTATCGACCACATCGCCGCTAGCGCCGTTGTCGTTCTTGCGCAGCCAAACGTTGACATCATGGATGCTGGAGTCAGTATTGCTGAACTGGATCGAGAACGTAAAGCTGTAGATGCCAGGGTGGTCAACCGTGATCCGGCTATTGGAGATCACATTGATGCCACGGTTGTCTAGATCGTTCTTCCGCAACAGGATCGACGTTGGCGTATTAGCTGTTGCCGTCTGCGACGTTGTATCCCAGAACGAACCCCAGTTCGCGGGACTGCTGAAATACGGCAGCGTGTTCCACGCTGTCCTGCCGTCACCAATCTTCAGGTTGCCGGTCTGACTTTCAAGGCCAGGCTCTCCTGCCATCAGCACAGGATTCTGTGCTGCCCACTGGCTTCGTGTGTTGACCTTGAAGGGACCGCTCATGTCTTCTGTATCCCGAGCTGAACGAACTTGCCGTCGTCAATCAACATCGTCTCGCGGACGGTGTAAGCAGCCCCATCCACAGTGATCGAGTCGCCGCGGATGAGACTGCCAAATGCGGAGGTTCTGGCGGTCAACGTGTAGTCGGTGGTGAGCACCATCCCATCGCTGATCACCTGGCTGGGCATGTCCAGGATCCCGTTGGCGGTAGTGGCGCCAGCCGTGCAGCTGACGCCAAAATCCGCCAGGAAGATGTCCAGATCCTCCGTCAGAGCCATGATTAGCCGTACTTCGCGGAAGCCAGGCCGATCACAGCAACGGCACCAGTACCAGAGCCGCCTGCAACAGTCACGGAGACCTTCACAAAGCGCTTGATGTCGGTGACGTTCACAAACAGTTTCTGCAGCGAAGCAGTGTTTGCGGTGGTGGTGGTGAAGCCGCCACCAGTCACGTCGGTGTAGGAACCGCCGGAGGTGTCGGAATGGGTCAGCTTGACGGCATAGGTGATGCTGGCACCGCCGGCTTCGGCGTCCAGCAGCACAGCAATGTCGCCCTCGTAGCCCTGCAGATCAACGGCAGAGCTGGTCGTGGTAGCAGCCACAACGTCGTTGCGGAGCAGACCCAGGACCGTGGTCTTCGAGCCAAGGTTGTGGATGGTCATGATTTAGCCCTCCGTCGAGGGGTAGATGGTTTAGGTGCTGGTTGAGCAATAACCTCAACCAAATCGGCCACCTTGTCGGCGACCGCAACAGCTTTGCCAATACCGATCAGGAGCTTGGCGTCCGAGGGGGAAGCCTCATGGACTTCCCCGAGACGGATCACCTGGCCTGCCAGCATTGTTTGCCGTAGGACCTTGATCAACATGATCAGAGGGTGTCGTTGCCGCGGCTGAAGGACTCAGGATGGCGGATTGCGATGTCGCAGTCCTGCATCGCCACAACGCGGACGGTGCCGCTGGTGCTGTGGGTGTAGGGGTCCACCATCAGGTCGAGGCCAGAGAAGTAGCCGATGATCAGGTCGGCAAAGTTGCCGAACCACAGATCGCCAGAAGCCACTTGGTTGGACAGCACACCGCGGTAGCCGTTCACCTCGCCGTTTTCCATGATGAAGATGCCGGAGCCGGCGTCCTTCTTCGTGGTCTTGAGGTTGCCGCGCATAGCAGCGTTCATCAGGTACACAGGCGTACCGAGCAGAGCGTTGGCAGTAGCCACGTCGCTCTCCAGTGCCACCACCTCAGCGAAGGTAGGAGCAGCAGCAGCGAAGTCCTCGGTGCCGATGCCGGTGGTGTTCTTCAGACCCAGGGGCTCGCTGTTGGAGCCGGTGCCATACAGGCCGGCGGCGTCGATCTTCAGAGCGATCACGCTGGCCAGGTCGCTGCGCACCATGTTCTCCACGTCGATGGAGGACTGGATCATCAGGCGCCTGCTGAAGTCTGTGTAGGCCGCCACGGTACGGGGCACCAGACTCACCTGGTCGACGGTCTGCTGGGACTCGGTGGGGGAGCCGGACTCGGCCACCCAGTAAGCGGTAGCAGCGCCGGACTGGCGGGGGATAGCCACGTTGCCGGTCAGGCCGGTCAGCACGGTGGCGCCAGCTTGATCCAGGGCGGAAGCGTTACGGAGCAGGTCGATGAACGAACCGGCATCCAAATCGGTAGCAACCAGGTTGCCGCCGGCGGAAGCGGTGCCGACGTTCAGGTCACGGCGCAGCACATCCTGGGGGATGGTGATGCCACGGGACTGACGGCCGAGCTTGGCAGCAGCAGCTTCGGAAGCCTCGATCTCGAACGCAGCGGCCTCACGGGCAGAGCGGTCGGTCGGGTTGGACAGATAGTTGATGGCACGCAGGAAGGAGAAGCTGCGGCTCTCCTTCTCGCTGAGGCCAATGTCGGCGGCCTGCATGGTCACGGTCTCCTGGGGAATGTTGAGCTTGTCGAGGACAGCAGCACGAGCCTCGTCGATTGAACGACCAGACTCGACCATCTGCCGGCCAAGGTCCTCCATGCCGTGCTTGGTGCACAGGGAGGTGATGTCCGAGATGCGGGCGCGCTCAGCCTCAGCGGCTTCGGCACGCACCACGGCCAGATCGGGGGTGGTGTTTTCCATTGAAGGAATGGGATCGGGTGTTGGTGCTGCCGAAGCAGCATTGTCATCCTCAAGCGATCGGCCAATCCCGACGCCAGGGTCAGCTGGCACCGAGACAACGCTGATCTCATAAGGAGACCAAGCAGTAGCAACAAAGTCGCCACTGCCGCGCTCCTCCATTTTGTCGATGGAGTAGCCGAAGGAGACATTCCTGAGAACGCCATCCTTCACATCACTCAAGATCTCTTGAGCGAATGAGTTGCGGCTAAACCGCACACGCGCATATCCTCGGCGCTTATTGCCGTCGATATACGCGCGCTCCACAACACCGATCACGCGATCAGGGTTGTGGTTGAACAACAGCGGAGCGCCATCGTTCAGGCGACTGAGATCAGCCGCCTTGCTTTCGTGGCTCAGGATTTCATTGCCGAAATACCGAGCCACCGGATACTCCGAGCTGAAGGGGAACTCGAAGGTCCGCTCCTCCACCTCATCAAAGCTGGTCAGCTCTGCACGCTGATATTTGCCCGTCAGGCTCCGCAGTGCCGCAATCTTGGTGAGCGTCGAGAACTTATGACCGACCAGCGTCTCAGTCGCCTCCCAGCCTTCATCGCCTTCGCTATAGATCCGAATCAATGCAGCAGGATCCTCAGCGCTTGCATCGATGCTGAACTCGGTGTCGGGTACGCCCAGCGTGCCCTCACGCATCACATGCTCGATCCGGCCGCGGGCAGTGCCACCGCTCGAATCCCACTGCACGAAGTCGCCCTCGCTCAACTCGCCCGGTGCAGCACGATCGGCTTCACCATCGCCCGTAGCTTCCTCGAACATGATCGGATCGAAGTCATTCTCGGCCAACCACTCACGCGCCTCAGCCGGCGTGAACTGCGAGCTACGGAACCGGATGGCTTGGATTTCGCTCACGCCTTCCTTGATCCCGTAGATGAAATCAATGCCTGAGCCGCCCGCATCGTTCTCTCGACGTAACGAATCATATTGCTCGGGATCGGTCAGCCGAGCAGCATGTTCATTCGGATAGGGGCGCTCTGAGTCCACGGCGCTTCTTTCTTGTATTGCCTTGATTCTATCGGCCATCGGGATTCCTATTCCTGTAGGTCTTCCGTCAGATCTTCAGTCCCTTCCTCCTCGGGATAATCCTCCTCCTTCTCGATCACTGGCTCGGTTTCCTCGAACGGTGCCTCGGTGCCCATTGGCCTCGCAGCCTGCACCGCACCACCCTCAGTCACTTCGCTCGGGTCGGTGTCCGTGATGATGTTGAACTCATCGAGCATGGCCAGCTCGCTCTGACGGGTGAGCATCACATCATCCAGATCACCGCCCTGTTCTGCGATGACCTGCGTCAGAGTCTTGAAGCCGCAGCGCACAGCGGTCTTGTACGCATCCACCTCCTTCTGCGGATCCACCCACTCCCAGCTCCTGGGGATCCACTTGCTAGCGCGATAGCGGTCGGGGTTGGTCTCATACCCAGGCAGGTTCACCGCACCGCTCAGCACCGCCATCTCCAACCATGCGTTGAATACCGGCTGGTGGAAGTTCTCGATCATGTACCGCTGCAGCACGCGGTACGCATCACGCTCCTCGAGCAGGCTGAGCCGGCTGCTGCTGTAGTTGCTCTCTGAGAAGTTCTTGCTGATGCTCTCAAACG